AAGTTAGCGTTAGTATCGGTACTTGGTTCAAAGTACTGATCTGATTGGTTATAAGCCATTTTACTTCTCCATTATATCAAATTAAAAGTTATTGTTTTACTACTCTGCCTTCGTGAATTGCTTTTCCGATTTCTTCTTCGTACTTGTCAAACTCAGCAATAGACATTGCAGCAATTTCCCGTTCAGTCCAAATTTTATCTTGCTTTGGTTCAACCGCAGTTGTTTTGGTTGAAACCATATCAGCAGCAGATTTATTGGACTTTTTATTTCTAGGCTTACGAGCTTTAGAATCTAAGCCTATGTCACGTTTATATAAATCTAAAGCACGACTTGCAAGATCTCCATCACTACTATTTTTATATATCCAATCTTGAATTGATTTTGGTTGTGCTTTAGCCCACGAATGGAACTCATCACTATTCTTAATCTCTTCAAAGTCAGGATGATTACTAATCAACCTTTCATGTGCCTGTTTAGTAACTAATTCTGTTTCACGTTCTTGTAAAGCTGCTAACCGTTCTTCTAGAGTTTTAGTTCTTTCGGAACTTTGCATGTGTGCTACAGTTTCAACTACTTCATACACATCTGGATATTGAGTTCTAAATTGTTCTAGTTCTTCTTTAGATTTAGGAGCTACATAGCTTGGTCTGTTTTTAGCAGCTTCTTCTAGTAGTTCTTGTTCTCTAGATTTAAACTCATTCAATTTAGAGTCGTAATGTGTTTTTAAATCATCGTATCTTTTTTTATAATCAGGTTGATTAGTATCTTCCTTTTTAGTTTGCTTTGGTTCTTTTTTTTGTTTATCTTTAGGATCTTCAAAAAATGCTCCATCAGCAGATACAAATTGTTTTTCTTCTTGCTTGTGCCAATCTTTATTAGCGTTATAAGGGTTTGGTTCTTTTGCTTGTGTTGCCATATCTTACTCCTACTCAGGGCTTTCTAAACAAAGTGGCTGCTAATGTCGACTTATGCAGGGTTTGTTTTTGTAAAGGTAGCCTTTCGGTTAATGTTGTGATAAAGGGCTTAGTAAACTAAGGTAGCTCTATCGTTATTGCAAACGTGGATTAACAGACATCATACCTTTTCTGATTTCATCTTCAGCTATGTCTTCATCAACAGGCTTTCCAAATCTATCAACTTTAGGTTTTTCTTCTACTGCACCACCTTCTTGCATTTCTTGTCTCATAGCATCAGCTTCCATTTCGGCATCTTCCATCATACTTTGTAATCTATCCGCGCCTATTTGTTCTGTAGCTTTCGCTGTAAAGACAAACTCACCATCCGATAACCTTGCAGGTATCGAATCGGAGACTCCAGAACCTGGGCCATCAACTGGGCCAGCTCCTGAAAATTCTGTTGCCACATCCATAAGCTTATCAAATATAACACTTAGTTGTGGGCTTTCATCTAGTACATCCATTAGTAATTCTTGTTCTTCTGGTTCTAATGCTTGTTCAACTACAAAGTCTAAGTAGTCGTCTTCCATTTCTTCATCAGGAACTACAGGTGTTTCCATCATTTGTTCTTCTGGCATCATTTCTTCTTCGGGCATCATTTCTTCTTCGGGCATCAACATAGCCATCTGAGCATCTACATCTCCACCTTCTGCAAATTTAAGAGGTACTTCTTCTATAAGATCGAATTCGTTTGGATCTTCATCAAACATTCCTCTTTTAATATATCTTACTCTTTCTTTATCTGCAGTTCTACTTTGTTGTTCTGCTAGTCTTTCTTGTCTTGCAACTTTACTTTTTTGTTGAGCCATTTCTTTTTCAAAGTCATCCAATGCCCTTTCCTGCGCTTCGTTTCTTCGATTGCGCCTAGCTTGAGTTTTAGTTACTTTAGGTTTAAGAATACTACCCACTCCTTCTTTTTCTATTTTTCTTTTTAAAATTGTTTCAGCAGCTTTTTCTTCTATTTTTTTCTGATCTAATTTTTTAAGAACTTCTTTATTTTTGTTTTTTGTTTGTTTTTTAGCAGCATTTCTAGCAGCTTGAGAAGTTGCTTTGCTTACAGCAGATCTTCCATATTTTTTAATAGCTGCTTGCAGTCCTTGTTTTGCAATGAGAGCAAGTATAATTCCAAATTGTACTGCCATTTTATTGTTCCTCTTTAATTATTTGTTTAACTAACTGGGGTAGTTGGAGTAGCCGATCCAGAGAACTGATCTTCCCCTGGCTGCGGAATATTTCCAATTCCGATGTTGCCACCGCCAGTACCTGTAACTCCAATGTCTTGAGGTGCTTGAGGTACTCCTCCACCGCCTCCCATTGTTTGGGGTTGTTGACCAGTGGGTTGAGCTTCCTCGCCTGTATTTTGTCCAGCATTTTGCATCCCTATTATTTGTGCCATCATAGCTGCTTCTTCAGGATCGTTGAGTATTTCGTCAGGATCTAAATCTAAGCTATAGGCTAGTTCACTTATTAACTTAGAAATTTTAACAAAAGGAGCAACTGCTGGGTTCTGTGCAGTTTGTAAGAACATAGTTAATCTTTGTGATCTTACTTCTTTTTGCATTAAACTATTTGTTCCAGTAGCTTTAACTTCTAAATCACCTTCGACATCCATATTTCCTTCAAAGAACTGCATGTTCCATTGAAAGTAAGCTTCCCCCAAAGGCTTTAATAAAAAATCATCTAAGTTTTTAACAACAGTCTTAATGTTTAAACTTGCTGCACCAAGTAGCATTGACATACCTGACGCAGTTCTTGTCATGCTTTGAACACCTGTTTGTCCGTGACTGTAACTAGGCAAACCTGTTTGTTCATCTGCAAGTTGTCTAAACTTGTCAAACATCATCATGTTTTCATTAGATGTGTTTGGAAACTTTAATCCGTGTATAGCTTGTCCGGGCATTCCTGTTTGTCTGCGGAATATCTTACCGGGATATACTTCCATTGATTGACCACCTACAAGAGCAGACTCATCTACATCAAAGACTACAGAGCCTGATAGAGCTAAGTTATCTATAGCCATTCTAGCGTGACCATTCATAACCTGCTGTGAATCACTCATGTTCTCAGCTATACCAATACCAAAAAAGTTATATGGGTTTCTTTCGTATGGGAAAGCATGATAAGGAATACGATACGGAGTAAAAGGATTTATAACTGCTCTTAATATTTTATTACCAGATATCCAAGCATTAACTTGTACTTCGTCTAAATCATCTATGTCTTCATCTAATTCTATCCCTACTTCTCTAGCATATTCTGCATCCATTAAACCCCAATACTCAAGCACTTCAAAGTTTGTTTGATACTCTTCTTCTGATCTCGCATCGTCTTTTAATTGGCTTTCAAAATCTTTTTCAATATAGTTTGCGCCCATTCGTAAACAATCACGAATAGCGTCTTCATCAAAGTAAGGCATGTTTTTAAGTTGCCTTAGTTGACTGCGGTTCATTTTATGGCGATGTATTACAAACTCACATTCATCCATATTAGTTGCTGCAGGATCAGGATAAAAATCCCAACAGCTTACAAATTCTATTCTTGGTACTCTGACTTCTAAAGGATTATATTCCCTTTCACCTTCTTCGCTCATGCTCCATTTATTTAATTTTTTATTAAAGTTAAATGGGCCTTTAACTATTCCAGTACCTAATAACGAAGACTCTAATAAAGCGTTTCTTATTTCAGATGATCCATTTGATTCTTCTATTTGATCATGGATAAGCTTTTCCATTTTCCTTGCAGCTTTTTGTGCAGGAGACATTTCGGGTACTTGAGGTATTGGAGATAAACCTTCTTTTAAAACTCCTTCTTCTTCTGCTTTGTCTGTAATAGGTGTTTCAAAATAACCATCTCCTAAAGTAGAGCCGGGCTTTAAAACTCTCCCATCTCCTTCATATCCAACATCATATGGGTTTTCTTGAGGAGGATCTTCAAGCCTGTTACCAATATTATCAGGTTGTTCTATGCCTGGTGTAGGATTGTTTCTGGTAAAATAGTTTCACTAATACCTATAGGAAACTTACCAGTACCAAACATAACATCTACTAGCTGTCCAAAGGCAGCAAGTACTTTTGTTTTAGTAACTTTTACAAATACTCTAGACTTTTCAGATTCTCTAAACTTAACTTTCTTGCTGTAAAGACCTCTGTAGTTTTCATATGCGTCAAGCCATCTACGTTCGTCTGTTTGTCTAGCGTCTTCAGCTTGTTGAAATCTAGATTTAATTAAACCAGCTAAATTACTTTCTTGGGTTTCTTCTAGTAATAATTTTTTACCCACTTCACCGTCAACATCTTCATAGATATTGTCTGCGCTTAAAAAAGTATTTTCGTTTTCTGCCATGTTTAATACCCAAAGGTTGTGTCAGAAGGTGTGTATATTTGTCTTTTTAAATCTCGTATTCTATCATACGGATTTGCTACTCTTGGTCTTCCCATGATCATATAACGTAAAGCATCATATGCGTGATCAGACGCATGAGTATCCACATCCTCTGGATTTGTTTTAGATAAAGGAATACTTTGAATTTCTCTTATTAAGTTTGGACAAGTATTAAATATTTGTAACTTAGGTCTTCCGCTTTCTTGAGTCTTTAAGTATTCATGTATCTGAATTTTTCCCTGTACTCTATTCTTATCTGCGCGTCTTAGCTTGTGTCCTTCACGAACTAACGATTCCCCCACAGTAGGGCCTGTTGTTCCAGTTTTAGACCATGCTGCCGTATCTAAAACACCAGGAACTGAGAAAGGATCTTGCAGCTCCATCTCTGTTATTATAGAACCTAAATCCTTTCCTGTCAAGCCTTTTCGATATAATTCTCGATAAATTATTAAAGTTCCATCGTTAATATCTAATGTTCCCCACAAACAACAGCTCTCAGAAGCGTATCCATAGTCAATTCCTTTTACTCTTTCCCATCCTATAGGTATTTCAAAGGGAGTAATAACATGTACATTAGGATCAAATTCAGTAAAAGCTGCGCCTTCTGCTACATCCCAGTTACCTTCTAGTAATTGTCTTCTTTGTGTAGGTGGTAAAGACTTAAGCATTTGTTCATACACACCATCTTCTGCCAAATAAGGGTTATCTGCTAGTTTCGCAGGTATGAACTTTCTAGATAACCCATCTTTTCCTAGAAAACTTGTATTATAATTACTAGGTTCTATATATCTTTTCTTTACCCAATGAGAACCAACACCACCTGGGTTAGCAGTACAACGTAAATATGTTTGTATGTCGGAGTCAGTAGTACGCAGCCGAGAAGCAAGGTAGTTCCAGCTAAATTCTGTAGGTAAATGTGTGATTTCGTCAAAGCCAATCCAACTGTATGCTTGACCTTGATAACGATATACGTCTGCATCGCGTTCAAGGAATCCAAACTCTACCTTTGCGCCACTTGGAAAGTTCCAAAGCTTTTCAACTTCTCTAAACTTAGCACCAGGAAAAGCTAATGGGTATAACTCACGCGATTTATCTATCATCTCGCGCAGTTCTGGCATAGATCGTCTAAGAATCAAGGCACGATGAGCTTTTTTGTGCGCATAACGCAGGGGATCAACTAACATTGCGTAAGATTTACCACCACCTGCAGCACCACCGTAAAGAACATCCTTTTCACCTGCGGCAAGGAAGTCTGTTTGTGGGCCTTCGTTGGGATGAAAGATAACTTTAGAGTCTTTTATAGCTTCTTGTATAGATGGTGTCGTGCTTTCTATATCTTCGGTTGAAACTACTCTACTTTTCTTACTATTAGTAGGAGCTGTAACTTTAGAAAGAAGTTCTTTTTCTTTTAATAGTTTTTCTTTCTTAGCTTTAACGCGCTGTTCAGCTTTTTTAAGCTCTCTTTGTTTCTTTGCTAACGCTAGTTTTCTTTTATGTTCTGAAGAACGGTTATAACTAGCTTTAACTTCGCCTTTGCTTTTAGGTCTACCGCTTTTCTTTCTAGGTTTTCCGTCTTTATTTAAAACAAAAGCACCGCTTTCATCAGTAACGTATTCTTCTGGAAATATTAACCATAGATCTTTATCTAAATATTTCTTTAAAGATACATGGCTTATCTTTCGCCCAGTCTTTTCAGACAACAAGACAGAAGCTTCTCTTAAAGAAAGCTTTTTATTATATATATTACGGAGAGTCTTGTTTAATTCTTCAAGTTGTGAAGATATAGGCTCTAGATAGCCTTGTATATTACTTAGCTTATATCCAAAAGGAACAGTAACACTTTTCTTTTTAATGTATCCTTTAGGTATATCTAGCATATTTCTTTATTTCATAAATGGTAGTTTTGATACTAGCGATTTAAATAGTTCTGGGTTACGTCTTTTAAGTACTATCAACGCAACAACAACTACAAAACCACTTATAAGTAGAAAGTCCATAATCATTCCTCCTTTACAGTTACATCTTCAAATTCAACATCTATAGTTTGCTTTTCAGGCAATATAAAGATGCCTCCTGTGACGTTATGATTAACGTCTAACTTCTCCTTTTTAGTAACACCTACTCTATCAAGGATAGTTTGTGCTGCTTGTACTTTAATATTGGCTTGTGGTACAGCATGTTCTGTAGACATAAGTTCAATTAACTTAAAAGCAGCCTTTGGAGCTTCACGAGCAAGTACGTCTGAGGCTAAATCCACTATTTCTTGTCTAAGAGATTGTATTATTTGATAGTGATTTCCTGAGTATCCTGAAAGTTCCGCTGCAAGCTTTAAGTCTCCCTTTGTTTCTACTACGTTTTCAAG